TACTTGTATTACCATATAATGCACATAGACAACCGCTATAATTGTGCTATACTGTGAGTTAAATACCTATATGCAGAAAAAAACTCGCAGCATCCTGGAAGAATTGAGCACGGTCAGGGTCACCAAAGACCCAGAAAATTTTGTGGAAAGCCGGGCCAGCCACATCATTGACTCCGCGATCAATCTCATAACTTACATAAGAGAAAATTTTGATCAAGAGACTGCATACCTATTGGAAAAAAAATTCAACTCGGCCATAAAGAATTTAGATCCTGACAAATTCAGCAGGGGAGTCACCCGGATAAAGGAACTTAAAGATGTCAAGAACAGCCTGTCGCTCAAAGAGGGTGAACTGCGCGACGAGGATGAATAATGCTGATAGAAGAAGTATTAAACGAGTTTAAGAGAACTCATCTGCAACACATCGAGGACATAATATTGACCGATGGTCACTACGGTGGTGAAGCAGTAGTAAATTATTTCCAAGGCATACTGCAGACACTGCAGGGATCGGCCGATCAACCCATCAACGTGTCGGTCAAGTGGGATGGCGCACCGGCCATAGTCTGTGGCATCAATCCTGAGAACGGCCGATGGTTCGTGGGCACCAAGGGAGTGTTTGGCAAGACGCCCAAACTGAACTACACCAAGGAAGACATCGCCCGCAATCACGGCACGGACGACCTGGGACAGAAATTATTGAAGTGTCTGGTGCATCTAAAAAAATTAAACATCACCGGCATAGTGCAGGGCGACTTCATGTTCGACAGAGATACGCTCACGAGGCAGAGCATGTCGGGAGAGAACTACATAACTTTCAAGCCCAACACCATCACATACGCAGTGCCAGAAAACAGCGATCTCGGCCGGCAGATGGCCGCGGCACAGGTGGGCATCATATTTCACACCACCTACACGGGGGATACCATAGCCAATCTAAAGGCCCAGTATGGCGCTGACGTTGATTCATTCACCCGCACACCAGATGTGTGGTTTGACAATGCCACATATAAAAATGTCAGCGGCTCGGCCAACTTCACACGAGAAGAACAACAGCAGTTCACAGCAGGCATAGAGCAACTGAAGTCATTGTTGGGCAAAGTGCCAACCAATCTTTCTGCCATGCTGGGAGTGAACAAGGACTTCCTGCCTTTCTTCATGCTTTTTATAAATGATCAGATTAGACAGGGCCATATACCCACGGACACCACCCAGTATCTAAAAGATTTTGCTGAGTTCTATCAGGGCAGGATGCAGCAGCAGGCAGCAGGATTGAAAGCACAGAAGGCCCTGCAACTGAGACAGCAGAAGATGAAAGACATGCCTCAGTTTCTGAGACAGATGCAGAAGCCACTGGCTGCCATGCTGGCGTTCTACAAAGAAGTGATCGCACTCAAGAATTTAACACTGACAAAATTAAACAAGGCTACGGCCATCGGTACATTCGCACAGACCGACTCTGGCTTGGAGGTCACGGACCCAGAAGGATTTGTGGCAGTAGGTCAGGCCGGAGACGCAGTAAAGTTAGTTGATCGTTTGGGATTCAGCAGGAAGAATCTAACTGCCATCAACAAGTTTCAAAAATAATTAAATTAAAATATTATTTTTATTTAATATCTCATTAAATCTTGGAAATATGGCTCCAAATTTTTGTTTTCTTATTCTATCTGTGCCTTGCGTATAATAAATGAAATCTTTTAAATGCAAGTCAGCATTGGTCATACTAGAATTTAAGAAAGTCACCACGGCATCAAACTCTTTTCTATCTTTATATTTTTTTGATATCTCGTCCTTGACCGATTGAGGAAATATACGTATGTCATAATGTTCTGGTATTTGAATTATATGTATATCTACAGGTATTTTTAAATCTTTAAAAAAATCATAAAGCTCGTTTAGGTAGTAGATATTGAAAGGATTACATGTAGCACTTATTTTTAATGAAATGTTTTTATTTTGTTCCCTAAAGTCTATAAATTTTAATATGTTTTCTTTTGTTTTTGCCCAATTGGCAGGATATCTTATATACTCAAACCGGTCCCCAATGGAATCGATGCTTAGACCTATACAGGCAGATTTAAAATTTTTTATTATATCCATGTATTTTTCAGACCATACTGTGGCATTGGTGCTAATATATAAATCTTGTGCTGGTGTGTGTCCTTTTATATTAGAACGATCAAGCAAATCAAAAAGTGGCTTCATGACAAAGGGTTCCCCACCAAACAATGCATAGTGCGCTATTCCTGCAGACCACTCATCTAATGTTTGCCAAACACTATTATCTTTCTTGAAACTGTCTCTTTGCGAATTAAATTGATGAACATAATCTTCAAAAGACGGTTTTATGTTATTCTTTTTAGAAAACTTTTCTTTATACCATTCATAATGATTAGATATTCCACCGGGACTACTATCCAACTCATAATCAATTTTGTACAATTGATTGCTGGCCTCGGGATTGCAAGTTCTGCACCCAAGGTTGCATTGATTACCCGGTTTAATTATCACCACACGAGGCTGTTCTTTTATTGGAGATAATTCATGAAATGTTTTATTTAAAAGCTGTCTTATACTGATCACCCCAGAATCTTCTGCGTCCCAACACAATCTACAGTTCTCGTGCCTAACCCCATTGTCTAATGCATTACCTATTTCTTTTCTGGTCTTGCTGTTCCAGATATCTTTTAAATTATCTTTATCTAATCTACAAGGTTCGTTCTTATCATTTTTAAAAACATCTATGCTGGCGTTACACATTTTCACGTGTCCAGAATTTTCTATACCTATGCCACAATCACTCATGACGCAGTGTGTTTTGTTATTTGTCATAAGAATTAAAAAAATTTAATATTGTTTGATTTATAGAATCACTTAATTTATTCCTATTGAAAAAAATATTTTTGTTATGTTTTCTGATATCTACGGTTTGTTTATATAGTTCTTCATACCTAGAAGATTTTATAGTTTTTAAGGTGTCAATAATTTTCTTTATACGTTGGTTGGGATCAGTTTCATTATCATATGACTCATCAATGATATTATTAAATGTTATGAAACCCATCTCTTTCAATTTTTTTAAATATCCAGCACCACCATGCACCACAAATAATTGCTCCGCAATAATTGGTTTCCAAATTTTTTCAGTTAAGAATATTTCATCGTTTGCGCTTTCAGCGACTATGCTACAACAGGATGCATTGTATGGTTTTTCGTAAATATCTTGATCTCTGCCGGTCCATGGATAATTGTTAGTATCCACCCACGGAAGTTCATATGATGGATCTAATCTTATGGGTTTATCGAGGCCTATAAAACTATATAAACTATTGTCTAAAATACCATTGGTATATAATTTTTTATAAAGATTTATTCTATGTTCTCTTTTCTGTTTATTAAGATATAAAAAATTATATTTTTTGATGGAATGATCAAAAACAAAATTTTTATTATGGTGTTTTTCATACATACAAAACCAAAACCAGTTATGGTTTCCATACCAAGTTCCGATAGAGTTAGATGAAAATAAACTAATATGCTTATTGCCTGTTGATGTTTCTAAAGATTCCCATGGATGTGCTATAATAAATTTGAATCCTTCTTCTGTTAATTTTTTCATTCTCGTTGAAAGGTCTGTTTTGTATTCTGTGTTCTTCAACAAGTGATCATTCATTGAGCAGATCATAGCAATTTTCCTATCAAACTTTGTTAGATTAACGTTATTGAAATTATAGTATTCGTCGCATATCTCTATCTGCTGATCCCTTATCGTATTGTATTTTAAAAACTGTGCATACCACCAGTGGTGTCCTGTTTTCATTATGTCCGTTAGTATTAAAGTTTTCATGACTGCTGCCTATCATATAGTTTGGCTATTGTGGGAAATACCTCTCGCCAGCTGGTTTCTCTCCTACGGTCTAGTTCATTGAGATAGATTGACAACAATCTTTGTTGCAGTAAATTGGGTTTAGTCATTTCACATTCTTTTGCGATACCTTTTAGATTTTCAAGCCATATTTTCTTGATGGCATCTCCGTCAGTATTGAATTTTTGTATTGATTCATTAAGACCCAAATCTAAGATATCCTTCCCAAATATTGTAGGATTAAGATACGGCCTACCTGCATCACCGGCCTTCATCATGCTCCAATATACTTTTCTTTTTTTACTCCATGAGTTTATTTTGTCAACTAATGCTGGCATGTAAGGCACCGTCAGCGCAGTCAGGGCACTGTTTACATTTAAAATTATTTTTGTCTCATCTAACATAAACTCAAAATTTTCTATAAATTTTTCAAGTTCTAATCCATTCCTTAGATACTTGGCCCCATCTCCCCAACAATCTAGGCTACCCACTACTTGAAGAGATTCTATGTGTCCATCTACTTTCAGCTGCCACATCCGGGAGATCCATTTCTTAACACGTTGCGGATCAACAGTCAGGTTGCTGAATATCGACAGCATAAGTTTTGGACAGGACTTCGTCTCCAAAAATTGTATAAGTTTCTCAGTTTCTTTTTGCAAAAAAGGTTCTCCCCCTAAAATAAAAATTTTATTTAGATGTTGAATATTTTCTTCCAGCCAATCAAAAAGTTTAAGTCCCAGTTGATCGATGTTATCGGCAATTTGTATTTTTCCATCAATATAAATGTTTTCTCCAAACTTTGAGATATCGCCTGCAGTGAATTCTCCAAATCTTGCGTTTTCTGCATCAATTGTGGAGCTAAATTTAGGGTTACAATAAATGCATTTGAGATTGCATGTGTTGCTAAAATATATTTCTAGTTGAGTTGGGGTAACATCGATTTCGTTTGGATTATCATCTAGTTCTTTCGGATAAAGCAAACCAGGAAAATCAATGCTCGTTATACGCTCGCTCATCCCCCCAGCATCTTCTATAGTTTTACAGTGTTCGCATCCTCTTCCAGGCCATTCTCCACGCAACATTTTTTTCCTGGCTTCTAATTTTTCAGGTATGTTGTGAAAATTTATCTTGCCATTCTCCACAATGATGGGATCCTGCGTCACTCTGTGACAGCTGGCCGTCGTACCCTTTGTCAAAAAAACTGTTGAATGATTCCATTTTAATTGACATGGCAATCCTTTTTTTATAGGAAATTTTCTTCCCATACAGCTACTTATTAGAAAATATACACTTATAAATATGTTCTTTATGCCTGAAAAAATTCAAAACACCAATCAAGATCAGTGCTATCACTGCGGCTGTGTGGCACACTGTGATCAAAGACTGTGTGTCGAGTGCAAGTCATGTGCAGAGTGTGCCTGCTGGCCCTGCCAACACAGGAAAAATCCCACCATTTTCAACGCAGATTTGATGCATTAGGACCCCATAAATATCACACGAGATATGCCAATAGAACCCAAAAATTTCAAGGTCACCAACGCCATCGGCAGCACGGACAACTTCGCCGGCGCGGAGGTGCAGTTCTTCCACATCACCATAGTGCAGAGTGACAGCTCGGTGCTGGATCTTAGAACCGAGCTGGATTTCAATGAGACTGTGCACAATTTGATAAGGACCATATTGGAGCGAGGCACCATCTTATACCAGAGGATCGACAATGCTGCCACGGGCAGAGTGGACATCACCATGGAGCGATCGGGCTGGACAGCGGCCACGCTGCAGTCTGCAATCAGGGCACTGGGCGACACCGTGGGCGTCAACAGCAGATCCGTGTCTTTGAGCGTGGTTTCACAGACCGAGCTGAAATTAGACAATTCCTAAAAAATCATGTATGAAATGGGTCGCGACCTTGTGGAGATCGAAGGTCTTTTGTGGCCCAAGTATGATGTCAAGGCAAGGCCCTATCTGGTGAGAGAACAGGATCTCCCCGAGAAAATTTCTTCACATTGCCGACAGAAGAGATTATGTGTGCAGGCCGGTGGCAATGTGGGTTACTATGTCAGAATGTATGCGGACATGTTTGACCAGGTTATCAGCTTCGAGCCAGATCCTCTCAATTTCCATTGTCTTCAAAAAAACATCACATCCAGCAACGTCAAGGCCATCAATGCCTGTGTGGGGGACTCCAATGGTCAGCTGTCCCTGGTGCGCAGCAAGTGGAACTGTGGCTATGTGAGGGTGGCGGGATCGGGGCAGATACCAACCCACAGGATAGATGATCTCCAACTGGAGGTGTGCGATCTCATACATCTGGACATAGAGGGATATGAATACAATGCGCTGTTGGGGGCCACATCCACCATGTCACGCTGTTCGCCGGTGGTGGCTTTCGAGTCAAAAAATCTCAGCGAGAATTATGGACATTCTCTTGCCAAGATAAAGGATCTCATGAGGTCACATGGATACGAGCAAGTGGGTGAGATATACATGGACACCGTGTGGAGACGTAAATGATTTTCCACACCGCATGCGATGACCAATACTTTGAAAACTTTTATAAAAATTGGTTCACCTCCATTAGGTGCCAATTTCCCATGGCAAAAACATCGCTGCACTACATCAGTGATGGTCCCTATCACATGCATGACGCAGCATTGAGGCCCGACATATTCGTTAACCAGCAGATGAAATTGTATGACATCAAGCGGAAATATAGAGTGAAGATGGAAAAGGCCCGCGGCTACTTCTGCATGGCAAGGTGGATGACGATACCGTTGTTGGGTGAGCACGTGGCCGTTACCGACATAGACATCAAGGCCATAGGCAATCAGCAACACGAGCAGGTGGAGGATCTGTTGCTGACCCATGATGTGGTGAACTGCACCCGCCTGAAA